CCTCAACATATAAATTCTTCGACTGCAAGGTTTCCCAAGCGGGAAAACGGCCATCAAAATGTTCGGCCGACAGCCCATACTGCTTAAATCGTTTTATATCCCAACGATTAGCCGCTTCAGATAATATGACCATAGAGAAGTTGTTGCCATCCCAGGAGCGCTGAGCGAGACGCTGCCAAAGAAAAAAAAGCATATCATAAGTTAGACGATTGCTCCCATAAGTCCCATAGGCATGTCCTATAATGGAAAGGGCCATATCGACCAGATCTCTTTTACCAGGTTCCCGGCCCCACGCTACCTTAGGAATGATATCTAATGTAGGACGCCAAGGTAACCAACGGGCTTGGCCGACCTCCGTATTAGAATTAACGACAGCATAATGCTTAAGAAAACAAATGCCCCGACGAACTATCATTCCAGTGCGATGATCCACTAAAGTTTCGAAGTGAGGAGAGCTATGAATATCTCGCACTTCCATACGAAAATTATCCATAAGCCATTGGACGTACTCCCCATACGAAAAATGCTCCTGCCAGAAAGGCTCGTTCTTAAGAGACAAAACGTGATCATCTCCATAAACAATGTAAATAACCGCCAAATGGACTCCAGCCCACGCTTTCTTCTGGTCCCTTGGGTTCATTTTTATGATCTTAAAGACGACGAACCAACAATGAAGAAACAGGTTAATCCACGAATTCATATGAGAAGTACGATACGCGCCAGAAGGGACATGACCTTGGACACGAATCCATATATCAAAGAACAGATGCTGAAGGCGATCTATCGTTTGAAGAGCGATCTCATGCGCGATCGCTGCCATAACGGAATACAATTCCGGATCCGCTGATTCGTCGATGTAGGATAACATCTCCCGTTCATAAATCTCAACTAGAAGGCGTAAAATACTTACGTCCCAATTTTTAAAATCACCGTCGTGCCAGGTACGATCCGATTCGTCTGGGTTAAGAATACGATACAATTCTTCCATACCACCCCAAACGTGTTTATGACCTACTCGTATTCGCTTCTTATCTAGCATAATACGAGTCTTCGATATGGCTCGTTCCATCAATATATATACCATATTGGGAATCACAAACAAACGCATTTTTTGACAGGCGGCCAAGTACTTCGCATCATCCCGAATCTTCGAGCCGAGAACTTGATTTTCATATTTCACTGTAGAAGAAAAGGCAATATGCGGCGGAATACCCGTTTCCACAAACTGGGCAAACGCTTCCATACTCGCTTCTAAAGTTTCTCTTTTCTTTCCACAGGGATTGACCTCTATTACTTCTTTTTCGACGTAAGCCCGTATTTTTTTTCCGGGGTTCAATCCCGAACCTGTATGCAAAGGCATCGCCTCTAACTCTATATCCATATCAATGGTCGGCGGTACTTTCTTCAAGAACTGAGAAGTCTCTTGAATATCATACAAATACGTCGTGGCCATAGGAATTAAGTCCAGCATGGCCCTCAAACTAGCCGGGGGCTCTTGATCGCGAACAAAAGTCCTAGTACCCGCTATTATCTTCTCCTCAAGAAAAGAGGTGCTAGAAACGACGGGCAATCGACCCTTATAAGTTCCAAAAGCAGACTTAAAAGGGGATATGGCATTAAAGGCTAATTCTTGCAATGTAGGAAAAGAATTAAGAATATAGTGGGGAGCATCAACTTCTCGACTATAAAAGGAACTTAAGTTCATATTATGCAGACCAGAACGACGCAGGTACCAAGAATCTAGTTCGACAAACATCATGCGTATCTCCGGATGTAATTGACTATATACAGGGGAGGGTTCGTAATTATGAGCAAACGGACCTTCTACCCGGGTCATATTTGGGGACGAATCCACTATGGATTTAAGTATATTTTGCACGGACCCACTAGTGGCTGGGACAACTTGGTCATGGGCTAAAGTAAATTTTCTTGAAACATCTTCCATTACCATGTCCATTCTTTGGTCATTGGTCAACCGTACCGAGTTACAAACACGCGGAACAACGTATCTATAACCATGAGTAACTGTCGAGCTCTTACCTTCGATCACATAATCACAGTCACACGTCGAACGATCTGGACAACCGCTCTTACGTTGACCCATCATTTCACAGTATTCGTGAAAGTACTTGTGTACTCTTCCACGATAAAACATTTTTCCTAACAAGGGCGTCTTCCGCGCTTTTCGCTTCAGTAATTCTAATCCGAAAAAAGATTCCAAGAACCTAAAAAATAGCCGACTCGGGACGGTAGTATTCGG